CGGCAGCGAAACCGTCGAGCGCGTGCCGGCGGATCAGATCATCCACCTGCGCATCACGGAGCGGTGGCCGCAGACGCGCGGCGTGCCGTGGCTGCATTCGGTGCTGCGCAAGCTCGATGATCTGAACGAGTATTCGCAGCACGAGATCACGGCGGCGCGCGCGAGCGCGGCGTACTTTGCGAGCCTCAAGAACCCGGCGGATGAGGGCGACCTGCTGGCCGACCAGCTGAAGTCGGAGACGGACGCCAGCGGCCAGTCGATCATGAACATCGAGGCGCTGCAGGTGCTGGACTTGCCGCCTGGCAGTGAACTCGACTTCCACGCGCCGAACAGGCCCAACAGTGCGTTCGCGGAGTTCACGCGCTCGATGCTGCGCGAGATCGCTGCTGGCAGCGGAGCGAGCTACGAGAGCCTGAGCCGCGACTACTCGCAGAGCAACTACAGCAGCTCGCGGCTGGCGTTGCTCGACGACCGCGACAACTGGCGCGCCCTGCAGCGGTGGTGGGTGCGCAGCTTTCGGGAGCCGCTGCACCGCATCTGGCTGCGCCAGGCTGTGCTGTCGCGCGCGGTGTCGGCAATCCCGCTCGATGCGTATGCGGCCGACATGGCGCGCTACGAGGCGGTGCTGTTCAAGCCGCGAGGGTGGAGCTGGGTGGACCCGACGAAGGAAGTCGCGGCCTACAAGGAGGCCGAGCGCGCTGGCTACATCACCAAGAGCCAGGTCATCGCGCAGACGGCCGGCGGCATGGATATCGAGGACTACATCGCCGAGCGCCGGCGCGAGCTCGACATGCTGGAGGCGGCCGACCTGCGCACTGATACCGAGGTCACCGAGGCCGAGGTGGCGAGGCAGGCGCAGCCTGCCGCAGACACCGAGGACACCACGGACGCCTCGCGTCTGTACCGAGTGAGGTCTGCATGACTGACGAAATCAAGGTCGGCCGTCTGGCGCGCGACCTGTCGGCCGCGAGCATCGAGGTGCGCCGCGCCGAGGACAAGACGGTGCGGCTGAGCTTCCCGGCGAGCAGCGAGACGCCCGTCGAGCGGTGGTTCGGCATCGAGGTCTTGAGCCACGAGCCGGGTGCGATCCGCATGGACAGGTTGCAGGGCGGCGCGGCGCCGCTGTTGTTCAACCACGACTGGTCGGACCCGGTGGGCATGGTCGATGGCGCCTCGGTGCGCGACGGCCGCCTGTGGGTGGACGCGCACCTGTTTGCCACGCAGCGCGCGGCCGAGGTCGCGACGATGGTGGAGGGCGGGCTGCGCAACGTGTCCATTGGCTACGAGCTGCACGAGGTGGAGGAGGACAAGAAGCGCGGCGTGTTCGTCGCTCGCGACTGGTCGGTGCTCGAGGTATCCATCGTCACCGTGCCTGCAGATGCGAGCGTGGGTGTTGGCCGCGCTGTCAACGAATCCGAAGCCAAAGCGGTGCGCGTGGTGCGCAACCGCGAAGTTCCCCAACCTGCCGCAACGCCTGCGGCACAACCTGAAAGGCAGACCATGACGGTCGAAACGAACGCCGCCGCGGGCGCCAACGCGGATACTCGTGCGGCGCAGCCGCGCGTCGAAGTGATCGAAGATCACGGGAACCGGATGACGGCCGCCGAGGCCGAGCGCCAGCGCGTGCGCACGCTGCGCCATCTCGGCGAGATGTGCAAGCTCGACGAGCGTGCGGTCATCGGCTGGATTCAAGACGGCGTGTCATCTGACAAGGCCGCCGAAGAGGCTTTGAAGATCGTGCAGGAGCGTGGCGAGGCCAACCGTGTCTACGCCTCGAGCGTGGGCCTGTCCTCGCGCGAGACGCAGCGCTACAGCCTGTTCCGCGCCATCCGTGCCATGGCCCGCGGCCACCTGGAGCCGAAGTTCATCGCCGACGCCGCGTTCGAGCTGGAGTGCACGCGCGAACTGCAGAAGAAGCTCGGCCGCTACGGCGAGTCGTCCATCCTGGTGCCCGGCGAAGTGCTGCAGCGCCCGGTGGGTGTCGAAGCCGCGGTGCGCACGATGACCACGACGCCCGGCTCCAAGGGCGGCTACTTGGTCAACGTCGAGAACATGGGCTTCATCGACATCCTGCGCAACCGCAGCGTGGCCATGGCCATGGGTGCGCGCGTCATGAGCGGCCTGGTGGGCAACGTCACCATCCCGCGGCAAACGGGCAAGCCTTCGGTGACGTGGCAAGCCGGCGAGGCGGTCAACGTCACGGCGGCTGACCAGACGCTCGGCCAGCTCAGCATGACGCCGCGCACCGCGATCTGCATCACAGACGTGTCGGAGCAGCTGCTGCGCCAGTCGTCGCCGTCGGCCGAGTCGTTCGTCATGGCGGACTTGGCGGCGAACATCGCCATCGACGGTGTCGACAACGCCGTCATCAACGGCACGGGCGGTGCGCAGCCGCTGGGCATCAAGAACACCACCGGCGTGACCACCGGCCAGGACGCTTCGGCTGCAACCTACGGCAAGGTGCTGGCGTTCGTCTCGACCGCGGCCGCCTCCAACGCTATCCGTGGCAACCCGGGCTGGGTCACAAATGCCGCCGGCGCCGCGGTGCTCATGCAGAAGCAGCGCTTCAGCAGCACCGACACGCCGCTTTGGGACGGCAACATCATGGACGGCAGCCTGGTCGGCTTCCGCGCCATGTCGTCGGAACAGCTGCCGAGCGGCAACCTCATTTTCGGCTCGTGGGACGAGGTGGTCATCGGCGAATGGGGCGTGCTCGAGCTGGCCATGGACAGCGGCGGCACGCGCTTCAACAACGCCACGGTGGGCATCCGCGCCATGTGGATGGTTGACGTGCTGCTGCGCTACCCGCAGGCGTTCGTCGTGTCCACCAACCTGAGCGCCTGATCATGAAGTACCGCGCCCTGCGAGGCGTGTGCATCGGCCCCGGCAGGCACCTGCTGCCGGGCGATGCGCCGGCCGAACTCGACGACGCCACCGCCCGCTTCCTGGTGAGCATCGGCGCCGTCGAGCCGGCGGCCGAGCCGCAAAACGATCAGTTGCCGACCACAGCGCCGGCCAAGCCCGGCAAGAAGGAGTCCTGACATGTTGAAGAACCAAGCCTCAGCCGCGACCAGCACGTCTCTGCTGGATGCCGTGTCCGCTGCCAACACCGCCGCCGCCACGACTGGCAACGGCAAGTGGCTCGACGTTCGCGCCTACGACGGCGAGATCATGGTCACGCTCAACCTGGGCGCCGTCACCGGCACCCATTCGGGCAAGCTGCAAAGCGCCACCGACGCCAACGGCACCGGCGCGGCCGACATCCCGGGCGCGACGTTCGGCACTACGGGGGCCAACAGCACCACGAAAATCACCGTGGACCCGAAACAGGTCGTCGGCGGCTTCCTTGGTTACGTGGGCACGATCGTGACCGGCCCGTCGCTGGTCAGCGTGGTGGCCAGCGGTAAGCGCAAGGTGGTCTGATGGCCCTGGTCGAAGACCTGTCGCTGTTCCTGACCGACTTCGGCCAGGCGGCCACGCTGGATGGCGCGGCAGTGACGGTGATCTTCGATGAGGAAGGCGTCACTGCGGCCGGCGGCATCGCTGCCGTCGCGCCGCAGGTGACGTTGCCTACCGCATCGGTGCCGGCGTCGCCGTTCGGCAAGACGCTGACCATCGGTGCGCGATCGTTCACCGTGCGCGAGCATCTGCCAGACGGCACAGGCATGAGCACGCTGGTGCTCACCGACGCATGAGGCAGCGGTGAGTGCCATCAAGGTCGTGCTGGATGCCATCGTGACTGCGCTCAACAACGCGCCGGCCATCGCTGGTGGGCGCATTCGCACGAACCCCGAAGTGCCGATGCCGGCGGAGCACGCCAGCGACGTCGTGGTCACGATCGACAGCTGCGAAGCGGACGGCATCACCGTTGCCGGCAACCCGCTGACGTGGACGGTTCGCTATGGACTGCAGGCGCGGGCACGCGGCGATACGGCGCTCGCCACCGCAGACACGTTGATGTCCGGCGTGTTCGCGCGCATTCAGGCGACGGCAGCGCCGGCCGGCGTGGAGGGTTGGTTCATCGCCCCCGTCATGCAGACGCGCTACGGCTACGCAGACACCGAGGTGGTGTCGATGTTCATGACGCTCGACGTGCGGCTGCGCACGCAGCCTGGCACTCTCACACTCGCAACCTGACGGAGCGGCACCATGCCACGCTACATCCGCAACACCGTGCTGCTGGCCAAGTCGGAGACTACCTACGGCACCGACTCGTCGCCTACCGGCAGCGCCAACGCCATCCTGGTGTCTGACGTCAGCATCAACCCGCTGAATGCAAACAATGTCAGCCGCGACCTGATTCGCGGCT